AGCCGGTCTGGTTCTGTTCCAGCCGGCGGTGGCGGTGGAGGGGGTGTTGTAAGTGAGACGCTTGGCGTGGCGTTGCAAACCATGTACTCGGTGACGATTGGCGCGGGTGGTGCGATAGGACAGGTGGGTTCGTTTTCACTATTTAGTAACATTGCCGCGATGGGCGGCGGCGGCGGGCAGCAGGGTACCACCGCAGGCATTCAGCACGGCGCGTCAGGCGGTGGGGGGTCCGGCTCAAGCGCTTCACGCGGTGCGACCCTTGTATCTTCGCAAGGGAATCCCGGCGGACTGCCAAGTGCAAACACTGCGGCGGGTGGTGGCGGCGGTGGCGGGGCGCAGGGTGGAGACGGCGTGTCTGGCACCGCTTCCGGCAGCGGAGGAATTGGACGTGTTTCATCAATCTCCGGAGTTGCAGCTTACTACGGTGGCGGTGGTGGTGGCGGCTGCTTCTCTACTGGCGCGAGTCCAAACGCAATCGGTGGCACAGGTGGACTAGGAGGCGGAGGAAACGGCAGCGCCGGAGTGCCCACGGCGTCTGCTGTTGCCGGCGGTGCCAATACGGGCGGCGGTGGTGGTGGTGGTGGCGGAACAAGTGCAGCGGGGGCGGCGGGCGGCAGCGGCGTGATTGTCCTGCGCTACTCGTCTCTCCTGACGCTCACTGCCTCGGCTGGTGTGACAGCGTCCACGACCACCAGCGGCAGCGACAAAGTCACGACCATTACCGCCGGCACAGGTACAGTCACTTGGAACTAACCATGGCGCACTACGCATTTTTGAACGCCGACAACGTCGTGGTAGAGGTGATCGTCGGCCGCGACGAGGGCGAGGACGGCGTCGATTGGGAGCAGCACTACGCAGAGGTGCGAGGGATGCCGTGCAAACGCACTTCATACAACACCCGCGACGGCGTGCATCTCAATGGCGGCGTGCCATATCGAGGAACATACGCCGGGATTGGATACCGGTACGACCCAGTCGCAGACGTGTTTGTACCTCCAGATCCCCAACCCGAAACTTGACGCTTCCAGCACAATCCAAGCCACAGGAGCAGACTCATGGCCAATCCCAATATCGTGAACGCGACGGCAATTTACGCCGGTTCGACTGGCATCCGCCTTCTGCCGACTGGCACGACGGCAATCATCAGCAACGCCTCGAGCAGCGGAAAAATCTTCTTCGTCGAGGCTCTCGTCGTCGCTAACACTGACACCACGAACGCAGTCGACGTGACTGTGCAGGCGTGGAATAACGCGACGCCTGGGGCGACCGGAGCCACTGGGGTCGCTTTGGCGTCTACCATCACAGTGCCGGCAAAGGCGTCTCTCGTCGTGATCTCAAAAGACATGACGCAAAACGTAATGGAAAATCAATCCATCAGCGTCACGCCTGGGACCGCCGCGAAGCTGGACGTGAGCTGCGACTACAAGGAAATCTCCTGATGCGAGACAGGAAGGGCGGATACATCGGCTTTGACCGCGTTCCTGCACAATCTGCTGTCAATTCGGCGGCCGTCGGGGTCTGGTCGCTGCGAGAGGCAGAAAGGTTTCGTCGTGCTGGCACATGGCCTACTCTCCCTGATCCATATTTTTCGGATGTCGTGCTGCTCTTGCACTTTGACAACAACCTGACCGATTCGTCTAGCAACCCGAAAACGGTCACTGCTTACAACAGCGCAGCGGCCACTGGTGGCGCGAAATACGGATCGAACGCACTTTCGCTCAATGGGACAAACCAGTACCTCCGAGCTGCGGCCAGCGCGGACTACGCACTGCCGGCCGATTTCGCCATCGAAGCATGGGTATACCTCACTGGCGCGTCGCAGTCGTACAGCAGCTTTCACGCTGCTGTAATCGCTGCGCCATATCCAGGCGGCGGCAGCCCCAACGCTGGATGGCAGGTTCGCATCAACGGAACATCCACTGGCTATGACAGAATTTATCTGTACACCGGTACGACGGATATCGAATGGAACGCCACCATCAACTTGAATCAGTGGCATTACGTGGCGATTTCTCGGCACAGCGGCACGATTCGAGCGTACTTGGACGGCGATCAGGTCGGCTCTTCAGTTTCTAATTCGGACAACATGTCGCCAACTAACAATGCTGATTTGTGGATTGGCGCGATGGACTTGGGCGGGTTTGAATTTCGGCTCCCAGGCCGTATTGACGAACTACGAATCACAAAGGGCACGGCTCGCGGATACACAGGCTCAACGATTCCAGTCCCTGGTGAGGCGTTTCCAAACTCATGATCCGCCTCCCCCTCTTCCTCGCCGCTCTCGCCACCGCCTGCCTCGTCGCCGGCCTGGCGACAGTGCGGATATGGCGGCATTTCGTGCAGTTTGTCGGCTACAGAATCGTCCACGGCTGGGAGTAGCAGATGCCGTTCTTTAACCTACCTAGCGGTGCGTCGCCGATTCTCGCGGGACCGACTGCGCCCACTGGAGGCGTAGGCCAGGTCGGTGACTTGTTCCTCGTGAAGGGACCGAGCGGTGCCGGCTTGCTCTACGGGCCGAAGGACGCCGTCAGCGGGTGGCAAGATCCGATTGATTTTGCGCTCGCCCCCACGGGAAATACGGGGCCGACGGGGCCGCAGGTCACGGGGCCTACGGGTGCGGCCTCGACGGTGACGGGGCCGACAGCACCGGCATCAACGCTCAGTGTTGGATCAGTCAGCACTGGTACTGCGTCGGTGCATATCACAGGCACGGCCCCCAGCCAGACAATTCACTTCACGATTCCATTTGTCACGGGGCCTACTGGCGCATCGGGAGTCGTTGGCGCGACGGGCGCGCCTGCCAGTATCTCGATCGGTACAGTGTCAACTGGCGCGGCCGACGTACTGATTACAGGCACGGCGCCTAACTACACGCTTTCGTTCGTCCTGCCGTTTGTAACTGGGCCTACTGGAGAGGCATCAACTGTAACGGGGCCTACGGGCGCCGCTTCGACTGTGACAGGCCCTTCCGGTGCCGCTTCTACGGTAACGGGTCCGACGGGGCCTGTCGGCGCAGGCATCTCAATCATTGGTAGCGTGACTGGCGTCGGCGACCTGCCGACTGGTTATGCGGGCGACGTCGGAGATTCGTACATCGTCCAAGACAGCGGCAATCTGTTTGCGTGGGACGGGAGCGATTGGAACGACGTCGGAAATATCGTCGGTCCTACGGGGCCATCTGGAAGCGTCGGCGCTACAGGCGCCGCATCTACTGTGCCTGGACCGACTGGCCCTACAGCGCCTGCCTCGACGTTGACAATTGGCAGCGTCACGACCGGTGCGGCTGATGCCAGTATCACGGGTACAGCACCAGCGCAAGAACTGCATCTTGTGCTGCCTGTAGGCCCTACCGGCGCCGCCTCTACCGTGACAGGGCCTACAGGCCCTGCGGCAGCTTCTGCAATCGGTCTCATCCTGGCTCTCTCATGATTGACCACCTGTCTGCCATCATCCAGCACGCCTACTACGTGGGCGAGCTCGAGCCTGGCCGCCGCGCGTGCGAGCGTGCGTTGTCTCTTCCGCCAGTCGATGCCATGGAAGAGACCATCCGAGCCAACCGCACCTGGTACACCGAGACGCTCGACAACCTTGCCGACGTCTCGTTCCAGCGGTTTGACATTGAGCCCGCGTACGAAGGCTGGTCGCTCTTCAACCCGTCAATGATCGCCCACGCCGGCCGGCTGCTGGCACTCGTCCGCAGCAGCAATTACCGCATTGTCGACGGCCAGTACGTGATGCCCGACGCCGACAGCGGAGTCATTCGCACGGAAAACATCCTGTGCGACGTCGACGCCTCCATGGTCGTCAGTAACGCCCGCATCATCACCGATGTCCCCTACCGCAAGAGCGGCTACCCGGTCGACGGGCTTGAGGACTGCCGTCTGCGGTGTACCAAAAATGGTATAGGAGTCTCGGCGACGGTGCGAAACATCGCCGGCCTCGACGGCAGATGCCGTATCGCTACGGCCAGCCTTAACGCGGAGTTGTCGACGCTCTCCGAAATGCGGGTCATGACTGGCGTCAGCCCGCAGGACCACGAAAAGAACTGGATGCCGTGGAGGGACGGCTGGGTCTATTCGTGCAGCCACGAGGGGCACATCGTGACGGTCGAGCCAGATCCTGAGCTCGACGGCGGGTGGCAGCTCTGCCAGCGTTCCGCATCGCCGCCAATCGCCAGGGCATTTCGAGGCGGCTCGCAGCTCGTTCCGTTTCAGGAAGGCTGGCTGTGCCTTGTGCACGAGGTGGCCTGGCTCGGCGACCGTCGAGCGTACGAGCATCGGTTTGTGTGGTTTGACGCCACCATGACCATCCGGCAAGTGTCGCGGCCTTTCGCTTTTCGCGAAACGCAGGCGATTGAGTTTGCCGCCGGGCTCGCACAGCTTGGCGACAGCCTGTACGCGACGTTCGGCGTGCGGGACGCCGAGGCGTGGATGGCCCGCATGGATGTGGACGACGTATGGCGACTCTTGTCACCGGTTACGTTCGGCTGAACAGCGGACACCGGGCACATTCACGCTACGTCGCGCTTGGCCGCAGGCTCCTCGACCTGTGCCTGCCGACGATGGCGTTTTACGACGGCGACCCGGCGCCGCTCGACCCGCCACCGGAGACGGAGATCCGCGCCGCAAGCCTGGACTCCTGCTGGCTCTACAAGCCGTCTCGCAAGGCAAGCCCTCCTCCAGGGCGGCCGGATAAAGACAGCGTCGACTACTGCGTAGTTCAGCACGAAAAAAGCTCATGGCTCGCGGACGCCGCGCACATGACTGGCGACCACGTCATCTGGATTGATTTCGGCATCTTCCACCTCGCGGATGTCAACGAGCGGCACGTGCAGCAGCTGCTGGCGCAGGTCGAGCAGTCACCGCCAGACAGGATCACGCTGCCGGGGATCTGGCCGCTTGCGGGCCGGCCTATGATCGACTTCACGTCGCCAGCGTGGTACGTCGCCGGCGGCGTCGTTGTCATGCCTCCAGAACTCGCGGAGTGGTTCCACGAGACTGCGATGAGCTACGCCACGCTGCAGCTCGAGCAGAGTCGCAGGGCGACGTGGGAGGTGAACACCTGGTCTGCCATGTACCGGGATCACCCGGAGAAGTTTTACGTGTACCAGGCTGACCACAACGCCACGCTGTTTACGGGTTACAAGGCATGAAGGCACTTGCCGTGACTGGGTTTGTGCCCAACGCATTTCCGGCGCGTCATCTGACGCTAGACCAGTGTTTGTCGTATGGCGACCGGATCAAAGCGGCCCTGGGCGAGCACGTCCATGTATTCGACGGCTGGCAGATGAAGGATTGCTGGGCGCACGATCTGCTAGAGCAGAATCCGGATTTGATGCCGTCGTGTGCGAGCCCGCCGGCTGACCGCTTTATCGAGCCGCGCCACATGACGCTGTCAAATATCGTGCTTCTGCAGCGGTATGAGTGGATGGCCTTGGCCGCAGCCGAGAGGCCAGACGTCGATGTCTTTGCGTGGGTCGAGTACACGTGCCTGAAGCAACGTGGCGTCACGGAAGACGTGTTGCGTCGGTTCGTTGAGCTCCTGCACTCCGGGCCGTGCCGAGAAGTGACGTTGCCTGGGTGCTGGGACAAGACGCTCATCAACGACAGCGAGGCGCATTGGCGATTCGTCGGGTCGTGTTGGGTGTGTCCGCACACGTTGGCGTCTCAAGTGGCCGACGCTGTGAAGACCGTAGCGAGCCTGCGAGCCAGACTCACCGGCCGTCTGTCATGGGACATGAACACCATGGCCTATGTCGAGTTGCTCGACTGTCTGCCGATCCGGTGGTATCGGGCTGACCACGACGCCACGCAATTCACGCACTACACGCCTTCGCAGTCATGAAGATCGGCATCTACGCACTCGCGAAGAATGAGGCGAAGCACGCCGCCGCATGGGCGCAGTCGTGCGAGGACGCCGACGTGCGGGTAGTTACCGACACCGGCTCGACCGACGGCACGCAGGGCATCCTCCTGGAGCAGGGTGTTACGGTGTGCAACGGGTACGTATGCCCGTGGCGGTGGGACGACGCGCACAATCTGTCGCTGAATCACCTGCCGCCCGATGTCGACATCGCCATCCGGCTCGATCTGGACGAGCGGATCTTGCCCGGCTGGCGGGAGGCTGTCGAGCGTGCCTGGACGGGCGAGGTGAACAACCTCCGCTACCGCTACGCCTGGTCGCTGAAGCCGGACGGTTCTCCGGGGCTCGTCTTCTACTGTGACCGCGTCCATGCCAGGCACGGATTCCGGTGGGCGCAGGCGACACACGAGGGGCTGATGTGCTGGACTGGCGAGAAGGTGCAGGCGATTGCCGATGGGCTCGAGGTGCATCACCACCGTGAGCCTGGCAAGGTGCATAAGTCAGACCTGACGCTTTTGCGGGTGGCGGTTCGCGAGGCACCTGGTGACGCTCGGGCGCAGTGGTATCTGGCTCGCGAAATGAGCTATGCCGGGCTGCCAGAGGCCGCCAGCGAGTTCCTGGCGTATTTGAAGATGCCAGGAGGGCAGGCGACCGAGCGGGCCTACGCCCGCCGTTATCTCTACCTCGTGACCAAAGACGAGCGGCAGCTGCATAAGGCTACCGAAGAATGCCCAGGAGAGCCTGACGCCTGGGAGGCGTTGGCGATGGCACGCTACCACCAGCGGCGCTGGACTGAGTGCTACGAGTTCGCCACGCGGGCTATAGCGGCCGGCGACGCCGGAACCCATGCCACGGACCCGGACGCCAAAGGCCGGGCTTATGACCTGGCCAGCGTCTCTGCGTGGGAGCTAGGCAAACGTCCCGAAGCCCTCACGCTGGCGAGGCAGGCCGCGATACTGCTGCCGGGCGACGTACGCATACGGCAAAACGTCGCCGCCATGGAGCGACACACTGATGGCCTCGTACCTGCGTGAGATTTCCCAGGCGTTGGCCGACGGTCTTGATTCGGCTACGTTTGCGTCAGTGCAGACACAGCCCACCGTAGAACGACGCAACTGGGCGAGGGTCGATGCCGCAGATATGGCCGATCCTGTGGTGTTCGTTACGGCTGGCCAGGCAGAAACGCAACGCATCAGCCGGGGCGTGACGCAGGTCGACTACCAGGTGCTCGTCTATGTCGGGAGGCGAGTCGAGACGGAGGAAGACGCCGACGACATGCTGGACCTGGCCGACGAAATCTTGCTCTACATCCGGGCTCACTCGTGGGGCGAGGCTGTTCAGTTTCCCGAAGACGTCACGAGCCCGCAGACCGTTTCCATAGCCATCAACCCGGACGATGCCCTAAACGAGCGCAGCGTGTGGCGAGCTGTCATCACGGCGACCTACCGCGTATTTCAGCCGGACGAGCTGCCGGAGTCGTAATGGCACGATTCAAAGGCAAGACAAAGTTCAACTGGGACAAGCCAGCTCTAAAACGGCTCGTCGGCGAAGCCGCCGCCAAGGCGCTGCAAAACGCAGGCATGGACTGCCGCAGGTCGGTGCAGCGGCAGATGGTGGGTGGCTCTACTCCTGTTGGTCGTTCTCCTCGCAAAAAACCAGTGTTTTGGAAAGTTGGGGAGCGCGATGGCTTCAATATGGTGGCCATGGTCTATAAGGTGCCGCGCGATGACAAAGTGTCTTCGTGGGCACCGATGGCGTTCTTGAGAAACGACATCCAGACCGATTGGGACAACAGCACCAAGTCGGTGGTCATCGGCCCATCCGCAAAGCCATGGCTGAACCAGCTGCACGAGTTCGGCGGGTCGGTCAGTGTGTACTTTCGTCCAATCAGCCAAAAACCGATTGGCGGCTGGATTGGGCCTAACGTGCGTTTGCCTAGCAAATTTGAACGCCGTGTCGTTGATTACGCTTTTGTGGCTGGACGTAGGGTGCGTATGGGGACGACCAGGCTTGGTGCATACGTCGGCTATTTGAGCAATGACCCAGTGGCCGGCAGCACTTACATCGGCACCCGCAGCGTCAAGGGGCGCGGCTACATGGAGATAGGCCTCCAGGCCATGATCCACCGCATCCCAAAGCAGTTTCAAGACACCATCCGTAGCAGTGGTGGAAGCGTCGGACGCTGACGCCACCACCCCTCAAAGAACGCTGCCGGCAGCCGTAGTTTGGCGACATCCCCCACGGAGGATCGCCAGACATGCCTTTTACCATCGTGCTCGGCAAGGACGTCACCATTTCCGGTGTCGCCAACGCCCGCAGCGTCACCGTCTCGTCGAGTGCGTCGGAAATCGACGTCACCAAATTTGGCGACACGTCGCGCAAGTTCCGACGCGGTCTGATCGAGCAGACCGTCGAGGTTGAGTGTATCGACGCTCCGGGTGTATCTGCCGGTGGCACGTTCACACTCTCCGGAACTGAGACCGGTGACGTCACTTATGTCGTGACAAGTGTGGCTCAAGACCAGCCGCTCGACGACATCATCACGTACGCCGTGTCTGCCCGCCGCGTCACCGGTCCAGCCTAACAAGGAGCATCACCACACATGGCCATTACGCTCGGCCGCAACGCGGCCACCGCGCCTCCTATCGGGGGCAACATCATCTCCGCTGTCTACACCTCCGAGTGCGACACGATCGACATTTCGGACCGCACCACAGGGCAGTATCGCGCTACCGCAGCCGGGTTCACTACCAACTCGTGGGAAATCGAGTGCCATGATCCTGCCAATTTGATGACGGAGCTTGGCACCGTCGAGACCTCTGGATGGCAGGTGATGAGCGTGACGGAAAACATCACGCTCGATGGTGCCGTCACCTATCAGGTGACGCTCAAGGAAGTGTCGTAGTGCATGGCCACCATCACGCTCGGACGCGACTGCACGTTCACGGCTGGGGAACACTCAGCCGGCGTCCGTAGCGTGATTGCCACTGAGACGACTCAGGAAATCGAGGTGCGTCCGTACGGCTCGCGCGAAATCTTCAGCTACACGACCGGGTACTCGGTCGAGGTCCAGGTCGAGACCATCGACGGCGATTTTGTGGATGCAGCCGTAGCTGCGTGCGAGGCAGGTGATGAGATTGAGGTCAGCGGCACCGGGTTTGCGTTCACGGCAGTCGTGACCAACGTGACCAACAGCCAGCCGCTCGACGACGTGTGTTCGTACGCGATTACCTTCAAGAGAACGGGGAATTACCGGTGAGAGAGTTTCGCGACGACCAGGGCAGACCGTGGCAGGTGGCGTTGACAGTGGCCGCCGCTATGCGGGTCAAAGACTCTGTTACGGTCGAAGTCGACGGTGAGAAAAAGCCTTTCGACCTTGTCGACGTGGCCAGCATCTCACAGACGATGCAGGTGCTGCGCGGCCAGTACACCACGATCGCCGAGACGCTCTACGCCATCCTGCAGAAACAGGTTGCCGACAAGAAGCTGACCAAAGAGGATTTTCTAGACGGCCTTCGTGGTGACGCGCTCGACGCGGCGGCGAAGGTGCTCGAGCAGGAGCTAGTCGATTTTTTCCCCCTCCGGCTGCGGCGAATGGTCGGCCTGCTCGCAGCCAAGATGGACGAGGCAACAACGGAACTGCTGACGCGGGCCGAGGCAGCGATGGCGGCAGCGACGACGAGCGACCTGCTCGCTCAATCTGGGATGCCATCTGGGCAGCCGCAGGGATCGTCGGCGTCTACCCAGGAGAGTGGACCTTCCGACAACTCGCAGCAGCCCGCGATGGCCGCCTAGAAGCAGATTGGTGGCATACGTCCAACCTCATGGCCCAGTTTTATAACGCCAACAAACCAAAAGAGAAGCCGACGGTCGACGCCTACAAGTTCCACCCATACGCGCGGAAACCACGGCCCAAGGCCAGGCAGGCGACGCCGGAAGACCTAAAGAGACTATTCGGAGGCTGAGCGATGGCATCTGCCGGCGGCATCCGGATGGGAAAGGTCTTCGTCGAGATCGGCGCAGACTCCGCGAAGTTCTTTGCCGAAGTCAACCGCATCAATAAGCAGGTTGGCAAGCTCGGCGCGTCGATGTCGAAGTTCGGTACTCAGATGATGGGTATCGGGGCTGCGATGTCCGCGCCGTTTGCATTGGCTGCACGCTCGTTCGCCAGATTGGAGGATGGCCTGCTGAACATTGGGGCCAGTACAGGCGCCACTGCCCAGCAGTTGCAGCAGGTGCGAGCTGCTGCGATTGAAATGTCGTCTGCGTTGGGCGTCGGCCCAACTGAGGCAGTGCAAGGATTTCTTGAGCTGCTCAAGGCCGGGATGCCGCTCGAGCAAGTGCTTGGTGGCGCTGGAGAAGCGGCGCTGGCTTTTGCCAAGGTCGGCCAGATGGCAGTCGGCGATGCTGCAGTCGTGATGGCTGATGCCATGAAGGTCTTTGGCGTCGACGCCAGCACGGCAGCCAACACAATCTCGGCGGCGGCTGATGCGTCAAGCACGTCGATTCAGCTTTTGTCGCAGTCGTTTTCGCAGGTCAGCGCTGTCGCAGCCATTTCAAATCAATCCATCCAGACGACGGCCGCTGCGCTCGGCATACTGGCCAACGCAGGCATCAAGGGATCCGATGCTGGCACGTCGCTGAAAACGATGCTGATGCGCCTGGCGGCACCGGCAGAAGATTCGGCGCAGGCTCTTGCCAGTATTGGTCTCAGCACAGATGCCTTCCGTGGCGCAGACGGGAAGTTGCGTCCGCTGGCAGAAATCATCGGCGTCCTGCAAACAGCGTTGCAGGGCATGGACCAAGCCGCCAAGGACGACATATTGCGACGGGTGTTTGGCTCGGACGCCATCAGGGCGGCAGCCGTATTTGCCCAGGTCGGACCCGAAGGCTTTGAGGCCATGCAGGCTACTATGGCCGGGGCGCTTCCTGTGGGCGACAAATACTCCCAGATGATGTCTGGGCTCAGCGGAAACTTCCAGCGGTTAATGGCAGCGACCGAGCGATTGGCAATCGCCATTGGAGATGCATTCGCCCCAGCTCTCATGAAGGCCGTTACCTTCCTTGAGCGTGCATCTACGGCAGCCACTGCCTTCGTAAAGGCTAACAGCGATGTCGTGCTGTCGGTGGCTGCTGGCGTATTCGGGTTCACGGCCCTCGGCGGTGCAATCTTTGTCGCAGGAAAGGCTCTCGTTTTCCTGAGCGGTGTGGTCGGAGTGCTGCTGTCACCGTTCGGCGCCCTAGTGGCCGCCATTGGTGTGGTCGCAATCCAAAGCGGACTTGCGCAGGGCGCGATCGGAGACCTGTCGGCAACGGCCCAGTCAGTCGGCAGCCAGATTGCTGAAGCGCTGGCAGCGGGAGACTTTGCGAAGGCGTGGATTTATGCGGTGGCGGCAGTCGAGGAGGCCCTGCTGCGTATGCGGGCGACGTTTGACAAGACCATTCAGCGGCCTATCAGCCTGGCGGCCGTGCAAGCAGCCTACGCCCCTAGATATTCAAGCTTGCTGGACCGCATTGATCCACAAGGCGAACGCGACAAGTTTGCCGGTATGCAATCGGAAGACGCCAGGCGCCGCCTGGGGATTGCCCAGTCGTTGGCGAGCGCGACAGACCAGCAGTCGTTCGACGCTGCCAAAGTCACAGCAAGCCAAGAAGCTGCCCTGCAGGACCGCCTTGGCAACAAGGACATCGCCGCCGCACTTCGTGAAATGACGAGCGACATACGGGCCAACCTGATACAGGTCGGCGCCATCAGCGACGGTACGTTCGAGGCGTCGCTAGCCACCATCAAAGCAAATGCCGAAACCAAGGTGGCAGAGCTAGCCGCCAAGCGAGCAGTGTCAGATCAGGCGGAAGCATTTGTTGGGCAAGCTCGAGACGCAAAGACGCTGGACGAACTTCGCTCCATCGCAGACGAGTTCTTCACGCTCAAGTCAATGGGCGGCGTTTCTCCAGAGCAGGAGAAGCGATACATGGACGCCGTCGACCAGGCGTCTGAGAAACTGACTCCTACGGCGACAGGCGGTGCGCCACAAGGGCCGCCGCAGCCCAAAGTGGAAAGCCCGGAAGACCGTGCAAGGAGACTCGAGGAGGAGCGACTGGCGCTTGAGGACTCAATCTCAAGGCAGTCTGAGGCTATCGGGACGTTTTCCGCAGATGCAGCCAGCGGCATGGGATTTGGCGGAACCGTTTTCCAAGAGCAACTGAAGGAGCTGAAGGCCATCCGTAAGGAGCTTGAAGAAGAAATACAGGACGAGGTACTCGCCTAATGGTCACATTCGTCGAGGACAACGAGTCGCGGTCGGCCACGATCATGCGGAAGGGCTCGCGCAGCGAGTCCACCTATACGAAGTCGTGGAAGGCTTTCGGCACCGCGAACGACCAGGTGCTGCACAACGAAATAAACGCACAGCTGTCGCTGATCCAGGTCTGGCAGTATCCGAATCAGCCGGCGATGCGTTTTCTGGTCGAGAGCTACACAGTCAGCTACCTCGGTGACGAGGCGTGGCAGGTCACGGCAAGCTATCGCAAGTCTGGCATCGAAGACGACGAGCAGCGTGAGCCGCTCAAGCGGGCCAGGCATTTCGACACGACCGGCGGCAGCCAACATAAGACGCAGGCGGAAGACGAGACGGCGTACGGCACCGATGCTCCTGACCAGCGGCGAGCCATCGGCGTGGATGGCGACAGCGTCGCCGGCGTCGACATCGTCTCGCCCGCGCTGCAATGGACCGAGGAATACGAGGTGCCGGACGGCTACGTGACGACTGCCTACATCAAGGAAGTGTCGCGGTTGACCGGCACCGTAAACAACGGGTCGTTCCGGACGTTTCCTGCAGGCGAAGTGCTGTTCGTCGGTTGCACGGGCTCGCAGGAGTGGGATGACAGGCGAGGAAACGGCCCGTGGAAGTTGTCCTACAAATTCATCGCGAGCCCTAACGCCGGCACGGGGCAGACGCTCCCCGCGATCACCGTGGGGAGCATTACCGGCATTGAAAAAAAGGGGCACGAGTACATGTGGGTGCGGTACGAGGCAGAGTCTGACACGGCGTCTAAAACGCTTCTGAAGGTGCCAAAGTACGTGTACGTCAACAAGGTCTACCGTGAGGCCAGCTTCTCCGGGCTCGGCATCGGAGTGTCGTGATGGCTCGTGCAGACGGCCGTATCGAGCAGGGCCAGTCCATCCGCTCGGCTATTTCTGCGCGGGCCTGGAATCGTGCGCAGGACGCCGCCGATCTGGTCCTCGGCGCGCAGCCGGGATTTGAGGCCGACGGCATTCGCGGTCCGTCGGCGCCCTACACGGCGGTCTATTGCAAGGCGTCCGCAGATGTCGATAGGTGGGGCGTGCTGGCGATCTCCGGCATGGAGTCGACGCCTAGCGGGCCTGCTGGGCAGTTTCACGAGCTGCCCGTACTACAGGGGTCTACGCCTACCACGGGCACGACGGCATTCTGTGTGGCGGTCGAGCCGATCAAGTCAGGAAGCCTCGGGCGAGTCGCGGTAGCAGGCGTCGTGCAGGTGCAGCTTGACGTGAAGAGTGAGAGCCACCAGTACGCCAAGTGCAAGGCCAGCGTCGCAGAGCTCGAGACGGCGTCGAGCGGCGAGGCGTTCATCCTGTGGAAAGAGTCTGGCACGGGGACTGGGAAGTGGGGATTGGTGCGCGTCGGATCTCACCCGGCCGTCACCGGAGTTGACGTTGTCACTAACGTGACTCTCGGTGCCACGGGGCTCGTCTTTACCCGCCAGCGCGTCATGGTGCACGACGTGCCAACTGGCGTGACGGGCGTGAACATCGGCGCGACTGGCTGCACATGACGACGCTAAACACCAAAAACGGTCAGCTACTCGTCAAGGACGGCAAGCTGCAGACGGACTGCGGGTGCTGCGGGGGGTGGTATTGCTGCGCTGACACGAAGTGCATTGGCGATCTTGTCACCTCTGTCGCAGTCACGCTGGCAGGAAACGATTTGTTTCAGTTGTTTACACTGCGACGCGACCAACCACATCCAATCCCGTTTTCAGAGTATCCAGTTCTGTACTACGACACGTATGGCGTGCTTGGGTCTCGATTGAGTGGAACCGTTTCCCTTGCCAAGATCTCTCGTTCAATGACAGGGCAGTCCGCGTCTGGAAGCTGGGTGCAATATACTACCCAATACAGGCACACCTTTGCTGCCCACGCCGGCGGGTGCGCCGACTCGCTAACTCTGACGATTGTTGACGGCGGATACGACGGAGATTTGAGCTCCGGCACGTTTGGCCAGATTGGAATAGCGACTTGGACGCTATCGCTTGCGTGCAATGCCATATGGCACCGCAAAACTACCAGCGGGTTGTCTAACTCATCGCAACTCGCTTGCGACAGCACTCGCGGAACACGTGTTGTCACGCGAACATGGGGTGGAAGGTTTGATGCGTGCAGTCTTGCGATAAAAGTTAATTCACCAACTTACGGGCAACCGTCGGGATACGCTGGCGGCTTGCCGCAGAGGGTGTTTTTCTCTGACACTCCAAACTACATCACGACGCTGACCCAAGACTTGGATGCCAATCCAGACACAAGGTACTGGCAGGGAGATGACTCCGGGAGTGGAGAGATGTCGCTAGTGTCAATGACGTTGTCGTTAGCGTGAGGATGTATGCCGTGCCAAAAATCATCGACGTTCTCCGCTCCATTTAGCGGTGAGGCAAGGTCCGTGCAGGCAACCAGCGGCCCATTTGCCACCGAAGCCGAGTGCCTGCAAGCCTGCAAAGAGGGCGCGTGCTGCGAAGGCACGACGTGCAGCGTCAAGCCGCAGTGTCAGTGCCAGGGCACTGGGAAGACGTTCAAGGGCGTGGGGACGGTGTGTACGCCGAATCCGTGTTTGTGTCCGTGTTGCACGGGCGCGCCGCCGGATGAGATTCTTTTTTCCTACTCTGCTTTAGGCGTCACGAAAATGACTCAAAGCGGGCTCGGAGGCATCCAGTACGGATGCTTTTCTGACAGTCGAGTTGTGACTCTATCTCGCTCGGTAAACAGGTCGCAGTACGCCTACATAAGCGACGGATGCGTGGCGTGGGGCTACAGCGACGCCAGCCTAGAAGTGTCACTCACGATTGCTACCGGCATGCCTTCTCCACCGCTGTATATCTCAGACCCAAGCGTGTGTAGCATTCATTTGACGCTGACGTTTTTAGGCGTTTCGTATACATACTTTGGCAATACAACACAAACACTTTCGCAGTCGCTGACTGTCAGTGGATACGCGGTTGGAACATCGCCGCAGTCGGTCGGCCAGATCGGCGCTCCATTTCCAGCCTTCAGCACGTCCAGCGCAGGGCCGTCTCCATGCTTCAAGGGGACAACTGGCCGGCTTGTTTCTTACGCGTGCAGCAGCGAATTTCCAAGCGACAGCATTGCGGACGTTGGTTCGTGGTTGATACAGGATTCCGCGTGATGCTGTGTTCTTTTGAAGGAAAAGTGTGTTCTCTGTGCCACCTGCAAACAAAGTGGCCAGACTCGCCTCGTAATTGCCGTGGCCCAAATCCGCCTACAGAAGAAATGCCCACTCGCTCCGCTCCGGGCTTTCTTGAGAAAGTCAGAAACTTCGCCACCGCAGCCGCAGGCCACGTTGCCGCCGGCCTGCCGCTAGCCTCGGACGCCGAGATCATCCGCCGGCACGACATCTGCCTGACGTGCGAGCACCTGCAAAACGACGCCTGCAACCTTTGCGGATGCCCGGTTAGCAGGGTGGCGGGGTACGTGTCGAAGCTGAGTTGGGCGGATCAGGAGTGCCCGGCGGG